ACTTGCAATCGAATTCTTCGTATCTGAAATATCTCAGTTCCATATTATCGAACAGGCTGCGACGAAAATAATTATATCAGCAACATCAGCACGGCCATACTCGCGCGCCTTATACGTTGCGTTTACCAATACCGTTGCTAATATAATCCAAATCATTTTTGCAGTTTTGCAAGCATTAACTCGATTTTGTGGACGGATGCCAGCAGTTCCTTCATGTCGCTCTTTATCTCGTTGCTGTCAATTTCAAGCTGTATCACCCGGCTTTTGAGCCTCGCCACCGTGCTGTTTAAGTTCACCCATACACCGACCAAACCAGCCACCACCGGCGCAACCACTGCCACAAATTCCCATTCCATCACTTTTCCTTTTTCTGTATGATATACCAATTCGAATTGTGGCACAAGATAGTGATGCCATCATAAGCACGGTTGAAAGCGTAAGCGCCTGCGCCGTCAATAGTTACACCCGTATCACCTGAATGCGGCTCTAACTGGATGTTTGTGTTTGCGCTTATCGTGTCGTCGCTATGAAATTGCACCGTGCGCCCTTCGTTACCTGTCACGCTTGGCAAATAAATAAAGCTCCTGCCGTTTGCCCCTGTCCATGTATTCATTACCATGTAATCAATGTTGCTCACTTGGTATGTACTTGCATCGCTGTTATTCACTGCCGTTACAGGCTGCTGTAACAAGCGGCGAAATACGTTGGGTGCAATGTTGCCCGCATCAGGCGCAAAAGTGTTGCGAATATTGTACACCGGTTCACTGTCATCCTGCGGGTCATGTGTGTCGATAATTTCAGGCTGCGGCACTACAACATCTTCGTCATTATCATCCAGCTGCCACGCTTCAAATTCCCCTTCAATCGGTCGCGCTATGAATGACGTTTCAAACGGTAAGTAAAAAACGCCTTCAATTTCAAGCGCATTCAGTGGGCTTACAAAGCGTTTGTAGTAGCCGCCGCGCTTAATCATAGTGCTGTTGTTTTGGCCCGCTATAATTTCCTGCACTCCGAGTGAATGGATAGCCGTGTCTGCCTGTGGGTATAGTATCCCACTCCATTCGTTTATTATTTCGCCCGGTGTTCCGTTGTCATAAATATTTTTGTGATTGTCAAACGCGCCCGAACCAATTTGTACAGCTGGCTGCTCAATTGTTAGTTGTCCATTATTTGCTGTGTTTGCCTCGTAAATTACTTGGTCGCCGTTGGTAGCCTCTCCAGTCATAACCCAAATAGCAATATTTGAAAGTTTGCCGTAAGCGTTAGCTCCGTTAATATCTGTAATCGGTGCGCCACTATGGTCAAAGGCAAGCACGGCGGCGGTTAAACTTAAACTTGTTTGTTGACTGGGTAAAGCATCCAAGTCGATAGTCATAGGTTGACCGTTGCCCGCTATATCAATAACATTTGTGGGCAATGCCTGATTAAAAAACACTTGCCCCGTATTGCGGTCCATATACATCAAATTCTGAGTAATTGGAATATAGAAATAGCCGCTTGTTGTCCACTCTGGCGCGCTAAATTCTATTTGGTCTACTGTGTAGCTGTCTTGCCAATTGCCGTAATTTATTGTATTAGGGCCAAAGGTTACTGTATTTGCGTAAAACAAAGAACCGCATTCGATGCGCAGGCGCAGCACCAAACGCCCAACAATATCCTCAGCGGTAAACGTGCCAGTGCCTGAGTAGCTGTGATTATAACGGAACTGAAAACGCAGGACTGTGTTCTCTTCATACAGTAAATTATCGTCTGTAATTTCTGTACCTATTAATTGAGTGTAAAGCCCTTGCGAATTTAAAAATTGTGCAAATTGGAAAACCGCGGGGAAGTTTGCGTTAGTATCCCATACACGTCGCACCTTCTGCAATGGCGGCAAGAAAGTAGTCGAGCCACCTCTAAGTGTTATAACGTCCTCACCCACTTCTAAATTTACATCTTGCGTGGTTGTGCTTGCGCTTACCGTGCCGGCTTTCGTGACGCTGTGAAAAGCTATGTTTGAACTGTCAGTAACTGCGCCAATGGGCACAAAATAAAAAACGCCTTCAGCAAAAAAGACGCGGCTGTTAAACGTAATTGCTAAATCTTCCAGCACTTTAAACGTGCTAAAAAATTCAGGCGTGCCGTTCTCGTTTTGGTTGTAAAAAGCCGAATGGTTTACCCTCGACTCTACAAGCGCGTTCGTGCTTTGGAAGTCTGTAGTAGGAAAAAAATTATTGGCGTATTTAAATAAAACGTCTGTGCTTTCGTACACATGAAGCGCGCGCGTTTTCAATAAACATTTTAGAATATGGTTTGCAATGTTGTCGCGGCCTGTGTATGCCGTGCCGTCGTTCGTGTACAATGTATTAGCAAGGTTGCCCAATTCATCAACCGCGTTAAACGTGTTTTGTATTGGATAAGCCTCGTCCATTAAGCTTATCTGCTCAGACAATAACACGCCCGTCCAAAACAGTTCGTTTGTACTTTGCCAACCTTTCCAAACTGACACCGTAAATTCTGCGTCCTCTGAATTTGCAAGCTGCTGTATGAAAGTGGTATGCTGTGCAGCGTTTTCGATAAGCGTAAACGTTAATTCACTGCCTATTATTGGCTGCATTCGGTTTTCATTGTCGCCGCTGTATTGCAGCGTGAAACCGTCAGCGCCTAGGTTAAACTCGAACGGCGATACTTGCCAACCTGCTTGGTGAATATTTAAACGGTACTCAAGTCCGTTGTCGTCTTTAAAATCTGCGTATAGTCGTATCGGGTCCATTGCTTAAAATCCTCTAACGCGGTTTCGGTCGATTGCATTTCGTTCGCTGGTCAAAAGTATGTCACGGCCTGAAATTTTGCCGGTAACTTGGACGTGCTGGCCGCCCATCATGCTGCGCAATTTGTCAAGTGGGGCAATTACTTCGGGGTTGGTTTTCGCGCCGGGATACTCGCCCACAAGGCCAAGCGTAGGGCCTGAAACTATACCGCCGTCTTCAAAGGCTGCGATACCTCCAATAAACCCGTCAAGCATAGAAAGGCCTGCAACAATTAGCGCAGGCGTTGCCAGTCCACCGCTTAATAAATTAGCCGCGTTTGCTGGGCTTGTGGCGTTTGCTATTACGTTAGCTTTTGCCATTTGGATTACTGCACGAATGGCATTTATTGCCAAACCTGCAAGCGCTTGCCCAGCAGTTTTTTCACCGCTTACGACGTCCGCAACTGCCGCGCCAAAAGCCATTCCAAAGGCGTTGCTGACTTCAATTGCTTTCATCATGCTGCTAGTAGCGGCTTCCTTTAATTTGGCAAGGTTTTGAATCATGGCATCCGTGCCATCGTCAATATTAAAAGCCTCATCAAATTCTTCTGAAAATTCATCGAGGCCCAAATCGATACCTAAATCTGAGTTTGCAGTATCTCCAAAAAAAGCTTTATTTAAATCGACTGGCTCGCCCTCAAATAGTTCGCTTTTCTGCGTGCCTAATTTGTCCAGTTCTTGCTTTAAATCAAACGCCGCTTTTGAAGCTTTAACCATTTCAAGCGTCAGCGTTTTGGTGCCTCCTGCTGCCTCGTTGCTACCGTCGCCCGTGCCTTCCAATTGGCTGTTGACTTCGGCCAACATTTCGCCCATTTTTTCGAGTTGTCCGGTAGCGGCTAGGTATGCCGTGGTTGCTTCGTTCTGCTCTTTCTTGGCCTTGCCTCCGTAACCTTCGGCAACGATTGCATCTTTCGCGTCTTTTTCCTTTTTTAATTCATCGACGAGTTTTTTCTGCTTGTCAATCGACGCTTCAATATTTCGCTTCTGTTCCTCAAGCGTTAAATTCTTGTTTGCCTCGGTTAAGTCATCAATTGCAGTTGTTGCCTTTTTGGTTTCATCCGTGAGCATAATGATACCCGTAACAACCAAAGCCAAGGCCGTGGCAGCAAGTGCAAACGGGTTTGCAAGCATTGTGGTATTGAGAAATTTAAACGCCACCTGTGCCGCTTTGATTCCGCTTATTAAGTTGGGCAAAATAAGCAAGACGGGGCCAATGGCTGCCGCAATTCCTGCAATGGCTAAGGCCACGTTTTTTGTGCCGTCGCTGGTGTTTTGCAAGAACTGCACAAACGTTTTCAGTTGGTCAACGATGGGCCGTAAATATTGCACAAGCAAACGGCCTATTTCCTCCTGTAAGTCACCAAATGAATTAGCCAACTGCGTAAAGCCTCCATCTGCCTCGGCTGCTGCCTCTGCGCTACCTCCGTACTGCTTGTTGAGTTCGTCAAGTATTAACGTTTGCGCCTCTGCAAGGTGGCCCGTTTCCGTGAGTGACTTAATAACCTTTTTTTGGTCTTCGCTAAACTGGATACCTGAACGGCTCAACGCGCTAAGGTTTGCCACCGGGTCGTTTAACGCCTTACCCAATTGAATAGATGCGCTTTTTAAATCGCCATCCAATCGCGTGGCAAGGTCTAACGCTGCCTCCTGCGTGCGTCCAAAGTTCTCCCCGGTAATATTGGTAAACGTTAAAAGCTGTGCGGTTGCATCCTTTAGAATAACCTCATCACCGAACAGCGTTTTATTCTGCAAATCGGTTGCCATCTTTTGCAACTCCTGCGAAGTCATTCCGACTTGCCCCGCCGTAGACTTCAAACCCGCCTCAACCTGTGCAATGGCTTTAGACTGTTCGCGGAATGCCTGCACGCTGCTTGCACCCATTAACGCCAGCGGCGCAGTGATGCCGACGGTCATATTTCGGCCAAGCTGCTGAATTTCTCGCGTGTTCTTGGCAATGCTTTTGCGTGCGTCGCCAAGCTTCTTATTTAGCTGTGTGGTATCCGCACCAACTCTTACAATTAAGTCACCTAATTTTGCCATTGCTTTACTTTGCTAACTGTCGCAAGATACCAATTCCGTCAACAGCCTTTTCTTTCTTCTCCCATGGGAAGGTTGCCAAGTCTTTCGGGGTTATCCTTTTCTTTACGTGTGGGTTAATTGTAATGGCTGCAAGCCACCGCGTGCGCTCCCATTCCGCTTTCTCCCGTTCTTCGATTTCTTTGTAGTGCCCCGCCATTGCGTTGCCAAACTCTGCAAACGTTAAACCATAAAGCAAAAAAGGGGTTAGACGCAATTGGCCTAACCCCATTTCCTCAATTTCATCCCATGTCAACGGCTTGCCTTGGCCTTTGTTTTTTTTTGTGTGCCGCCCATAACTTTCGCCACGGCTTCGCTGAGTTTTTGCAAATCTGATATTTCTATCATACCAAAGAAATCGTCAACGTCCATTTCGAACGCCATGCCTTGGCTTTTGCAACCCTCCTGCACAAAATAATAAACCAGCTCAGGAATTAAAGTAACGTCGTTGCTGTCAACGTCCGCCACCTTTTTACCTGTCGCATCTTCAAACTTTCGCCAAGCGCGCATAGTTGCACGAATTGGAAACGTTTTGCCGTCTAATTTTATCTCTACCATGTGGCAAAGATATTAAGCAATTACCTCACGTACAACTGTGCCAGTTACTTCGATAGTCATAGAAAAGCCAACGTTGTCTTCTACGCCTGCGGTTTGCTCAAGGCTTGAGATATAACCTTCAATATCAAATTGCTCGTCGCCTGTGTTTGCAGTTGCTCCGCCTCCGGTATTCGTAAAGATTACAAAAAGCTTATCGCCTGCAAGTTGGTGGTCGATAAGTTGGTTGTATCCGTTGGTTGCGTCCTCGGCAAAAAGGCCGCTCACGCTCATACTGGCCGACTTCAAACCGGGCAAAAGTTCACGGTATCCCCCGCTTGTCTTTGTAGTGATGTCGCGCATATCCGTGGTCATGGAAATGCTGCATTCTGTTACGTGGTCGATAACTACCTCGGAATCGTCTGTTGTTCCAAGAAATACCCGAATGCTCGACGAATTTATAATGCCTGTTGTTTGTGCCATTACTCTTTAATTTTTTTTGATTCTTTTTTTTCGGGCTTGTCTAGATAGCCGCCTTTTTTAAGCTTTGCGGCAAACTTATTTGAAACGTCTACAACCTTTCCGGCGGGCCATTTCCAGCCGCCTTTGTTGTATGGTTTTTGTATCGTTACCTTCATGCGTGCAATTTACTCAATTTAAATTTCATCGGTTGGCTCATCGGG